GATAGGAGTCATGTTCGGTAACCCGGAGACCATGCCCGGAGGCAATGCCATCCGTTTTGCCGCTGCATTGATTATCCGTATCTATGGCAAGAACAAGATGGATGTGAAAGTCCATGCTGTGCTACCAGCCTACAAGGAAACCAATATCACTATTACCAAATGGAAAGTGCCTATTATAGGCGTGGCTGCTATTTATGACATGCTGATGGTTCCTAATGGTGATCAGAAACCGGGATATGTTTATGATTGGCCCACCTTGCGTAAATTTTTAACTGAATTGGATTATCTTTCCAAGGATGGTAAGACCGGGTGGTTGCTGTTTGGTGAGAAGTATAAAACCCAGGAAGCGGCGAAACAGGCCTTGTATGGTGACCCTGCTATCTTGGCAGAGGCTCAAGCTCAGATTATCCTCGACTGCCTAGAAAAGGAGGGTGGTGGGTTGACCGATGTTATTTTAACTGATGAGGATGAGACATGATACGGGCAAGATTAAGTAATGGGGTTTTTATACTAGGCTTGGATGCCGAGAACATCATGAGAATGTTGGATAACAAACCCATATTGGTAAGCCTGTCTGAACTGGGGGGTACTGATGATGTGTTGATTATGGCTGGTAATACCTTGGATGATGTTAAGAGGCTGCTTGAAGAAGCATCTGGACAACCCCTACCCCCGGCTATTGATTTGGATAAGGCCAGGAACACGCAATGATTACCGAGAGCCCACTGTTAACCAGAATACGCAAAAATTCTAAGGACAAGGGCTATCAAGGACGCATTGCCGAGACGACCCTTACCCAACGCCTTGGTGGGAGGGCACAACCCGGTAGCGGGGCTGTAGCGGGGGCTAAATCCGACTGTAAACTGAATACCACTAAGTATCAATTTCTGATAGAGAATAAGTCCAGCACTAATAAATCATTCTCTGTTCAAAGAGATCAGCTATTCAAAGTGTATCAGGAGGCTCTGGAAGTTACCCGCATTCCTGCCTTGTCCTTTCAGTTTGTTGATCAACAAGGAAAATCGGAGAAGCGTGAGAGGTGGGTTTGTATTCCTGAGCACATCTTTCAATTGATTATTGAGGGTGAGGAAGTGTAATGTTGATATTCTATTCTTAGTGGAGCAAGTCACTGATGGCTCTTAAAATTTTAAGTGGGTTAAAAAAGACCCACTCTATTAAACACCTTATTCACCAGCGACTTGCTGGGTGGGAGGAGCCACGGGTAACCAAATACATCCATGCCTCTGACCTGATGAAGAGCCCGGAGTATTGCCCACGGGAGCAAGCCTTTATTGACTTGGGACTTGCCCACAAGAAGGGCATGTTCGTGGGCACATCCCTGCGTATCACCTTTGACCATGGTAAGAGTTTGGAAAACAATCTGCGTAATAACTGGCTGAGGGATATTGCTGTCGGGCGGTGGAAGTGCCAAGTGTGCGGGGCAAAGCACCCTACGTTTGGGAAAGCTCCCACGGTTAAATGCAAGACCTGTGGCTATGGGCACATGTGGATGTATGACGAGAGCAGATTTGTTTCACCCTCGTCTGGAATATCTGGTAGTATTGACCTTCTTGTTGATGTTGGCGATACCAAGCTAAGATTAATTGAGGTTAAGTCCATGGCCCCGGACGGATTTAAGAGTTTGATAGCTCCTTTAGCTGAACACAAGTTTAGAACCGCTCTTTATTTAAAATTGATTGCCGAGAGCGAATTACCAGAGTCAGACAGAATTAATAGTCAGGAAGGGCATATTCTGTATATCGTTAAATCTTTTGGTTTTAAAGATACTACCTTAAAAGAAGCCGGGATTAAGGATTCTCCTTATTCCCCAATACGGGAATTTTGCGTTAAACGTGACGATGAGTTAATAAAAACACCAGTAGCGAAGGCTAAAGTATTTCATCATTGGAGGATTAATGGCAGAGAGGGTATGCCAGCAGGTATTTGCTCTAATGGGCTATGTAAGAGAGCGCAGTCTTGTTCAGCGGTTACGCCCTGTTTTAGCGGTAAATACCCTAATACATTAACGTGGATGGAGGATAGTAAAATAAAACACCCTGGAAAGAAGGTAATAGAATGAAATTAATAGACTTAACAGGTAAGAAATTTGGAAGATTGTTAGTAGAAAAAAGGATGGATAATCAGGTTAAACTATGAGAGTATTAGGTCTTGACCCATCTACTCATACAGGTGCGGTAGTTTTAGAAAGTAATAAAAAATATGAAATATCAACTCTGTATGCAGAGGAGATTAATTTTCCAAAGCTAAAGGGCTTGGAAAGGTGCGCAAATATAGCCAGCGTTGTTATGGCAGTTCAGGAGGAATACCAATTTGATTTTTGCGTAATTGAAGGATATGGTTTTGCAAACTCAAATACGCTAGTTGATCTTGTAGAAATCGGTACTGTAATTCGATATTTCTTATGGCAAATAGGCATTAACTATTTGGTAGTTCCACCTAATTCACTGAAGATGTTCATTGGTAAAGGCAACATGCCCAAAGAGATGATCAGGTTGGAGGTATTTAAGCAGTATGGTTTTGAACATCCATCCAATGATGTAATAGATGCTTTTGGGTTAGCTATGTTTGGCTTGGCTTGTGTGGGCGGCAAGTTTCCGGTTAAGGCCATGCAAGCTTGTAATGCAGTATTGAAGGGGCAACCAGAGTTCTCTAAATTTTTGAATAAATTAGTATAAAGAGTAAAGCTGTAAGCACTAGAAGGGTGTGAGTATAAGCTCATTGCAATCAGTTGCAATGAAACTGAACAAAAGTAATATTTGACAAACTGTAAAAATCAACCATAATACTAAGTATGGAGACACTTTTTGTCTCTCAAAATAATTTTTAGGAGAATCTAATGGCTACAAAAGAAGCAGTGAAAAAAACTCCCGTGATGACTAAACTCATGGGGGGTAAAAAAGTTTCAACCAAAAAAGAAACTGCCAGTGATGTACTCACTGTCATTGATAAAATCGACTCCTCTGATGGGGAGTCTTTAGTTACTTTGGATGTTGATGATCTATTAGTCAAAGACTATGAAGAAATAGCTACTTTGAAAGAGGATAAAGCTTTTAAGATGGTTACAACTTTGTTGTCAGACCTTGATCACAACTCATTTAAGTTGGGGGGTGTGTTATCAAGAATAAATGCGGAGGGTTGGTTTATGGATAAGGGATTTGAAAATTTCGCTGCCTATATAGAGTCCGAAACCGACATCGGTTACAGAAAGGCTATGTACCTGATTAACATCTACAACGGGCTTTTGCATTCTGGCATTAAATGGGGTCAGGTTGCCCATATAGGGTGGACTAAGTTGAAGGACTTAGCGGTGCATCTTACACCTGACAATATTGATCAATGGTTGTTGGAAATTGATGGCTTGACAGCCTTCCAGGTACAAGACCTTATTAAATCCAAAACCGCCGCCGATAAGAAAATTGGCGATACGGAAGTTGTTGGTAAGAAAACTGTAACCATATCCTTCAAACTCCATGAAGACCAAAAAGAAACTGTAAAAGAAGCTATAGCCAAGGCCAAACACGAATCCGGGACAATGGTAGATAGTGTTGCTCTTGAATTTATTTGTTTGGATTTTCTTAGTGGCTCTAAAGGGACTGGTGTTGTTAAGTCACTTAAACAACTTATGGCAGAAAAGACTGTGGAAGAAATTCTTGAGCTGTTCTCTTCAATCTGGCCGGATGTAGAAATGGAGGTCACCATTCCATAAAAGAAATCATTAGAAGTTATTTTGTTTAACTAATCTCCATAAAGGGGGGCACACTATGGCAATTAAAAAGAATACCTTACCAGCTAAATCAATTTCTATACCCAAACCAAAAAAAGAGTCACCCGAGGTTATTATGATAAAAGAATCACCCATTGGTAAGGTTACTCGTAAAGATTTGGCACAAACTATTTGTAACAAGGTTCATGCCGCCGGTAAAGTAGTACCGATAAAAATAGCGGAGATCATGGTATCTGCTTATGAGGAAGCTATTATTGAAGCCATGATCGAAAGGTTGGAGGTAGTACTTTCAGGCTTTGGCAAGTTTTACCCTTCTTTTAAAGAAGAAGTTATTCGCCGTAATCCTTCTACCGGAGAAAAAGTTATTGTTCCAGCTCATACTGCTGTACGATTTAAATTGGGCAGTAAGCTTAAACATGCAACCACTACGGAACAAATCGAGGGTGCGTAATATCCTCATACAAAAAACTAAGTATCGTGCCCTCATGGGCTCGTACTTAACTCAAATAATTACTTAAGGAGAATATTATGGCCCGCGTTTATTCGGTGCAAAATGAAGAAGAGTTGACGATGGTAACAGCCAACTCCCCCACTCAAGCAGTTAGTCATGTTGCTAAGAATCAATATAAAGTGCATGTGGCTACGGCTTTAGAAGTGGTTGACTATATGCAGCAAGGCGGCGAAGTGGAAAACGCCAATGAAGTAAAAGAAATAGAAGAAGAAAAGAGCGAGTAAATATCGCATTAATCGCGGTTAGGCGTGACGCAGACCCGGTTAGGAGCTTATGTGTAATCACTCCCTACACTACTGCTTAGACTAATTGGTATATGGTGGAACGCCACTAATTAAAATTCCATTGCAATCAGTTGCAATGAACCTGAACAGAGACTCTGATGATCGAAATATTTACCGTAGGTCATTCCAATTATACTTTAGAGCAATTTTTGGAATTGCTGGTTAAGGCTGGGATTACTACTATTATTGATGTACGAAGCACTCCCAGATCAAGATATAATCCTTGGGTTAATAAAGATGTGGTGGGGGCAAAACTGCCGGAACAAGGCATTGCTTATAAATACGGTGGTGATGTATTGGGGGGATTTTCACCCTACACTGTTAATCAATCAATATTCATTGCAAAGATTAACATTGCCATTAAATTAGCTGAACAGCGACCCACTGCCTTGATGTGTTCTGAACGAGACCCTAAGATTTGTCATAGGGCTTATAAATTGTGCTCCACTATACATCGATTGTACCCCGATATAAAAACTACCCATATTCTAAAAGGCGGGATTTTAATTGATGCCAGGGAATTTGAGGAAAATCAACCTTACAAGTTTGTTGCTGATTACCATGACAAGCATTTGACAAACTAAAAAAAACAACTATAATATAAGTGTTAATTTAATTACTATGGAATGCAATGATACACTTCACAACCATTAGTACCCTTAAGGCACTTAAGCTTAATCTGAAAAAGTACCAAATAATAACCTTAGTGGATACTCGTTCAGCTAAGTTCGGGGGCTCCTATAATGGCACATCACTTACGAAAATATGTGAGGCTAATCAAACCAAGTATATCGGGGCTGATAAGCTTTCAGAACAAACACCGCCAGATATTAATATAGATTCGGCTATTGAGAGCCTGATAACCCTCAATCAACAGGGTAATGTTTTGGTAGTTGGTGGGATTGAACCTCTACAAGTAAACCATCTGGCCTATCGTGTAGTCCATGAGCTGCACAATTTTAAAGAGCCAAGTCATTTTATACTGGATAACAATTTACTGGTAAGCCATACTAAGATTATTAAAACGGTTCCTTATGGGGGCTTGTTTCATAATATGCAATCAGTCAGTCTGAACGTTGATGAGGGCAAATATCTCTGCCATTTATTAGATGGAATCGGTAAGGCTAGACTATCCAAATATCATTTGCTTCGTGACTTCCTTTATAGTTCAGAGGCTAGTGTGACTGGTATTCCTAATTACCCTGAGCATCCTTTGCGGGTAATAGAGTCTGGTAAAGTGCTTTGTGCTAAAGTCTTAACCCCTGTCCTTGATAAATTTGGGCCGAGCACCATCACTTACGGTTATCAAAATAGATCAGGCATGGAGCACACTTTTACCCCTAAGCAGAAAGAGTCAAAAACATCATCTAGCCCTCATCAATGGGACAGAGGAACTTTTGGGCATAAGGTTTATGCAAGAGTTGACATTCTTCCTTACGCAGTGGAGTCTGGGGAGATTACCAAGGATGAATTTGGCGAATGGCTTATGGACAATTTGGATATTGATCTTCTTATGCAATGGCGCAAAAGCAATGTTTTCTGTATTACTATCAGCCCTAATCCAAGGCGGGTGTGGGTGGAGTGGGTTCCAACAGGGAAGGGAGATAATGCTAGTAACAGCATTACTAAACGAGGGGAGAATTACTGGTTAAATCAATTTCCACAGTTATCTGAGCAGGACAAACCAAGATACTACCCCTCTAGCACTAATGGTAAAATGTGGTGGGGTAAATGAAGTTAGCAACTCTGAGGGACTACCCTATTATTTTGGCTATGATCAGGCTCAACAAGAACCTGTTGGCCCCATGTCCTTCGCACGAGAAGATTTTATCAAGTCTTCGACATAAGCAGATAGTCTATGAACACGGAGTAGCTATTTTATTTAAGTTACGGAAGACTGCTTTTAAAATGGCTGAGTTCACCATTCCCCCATGCACCGAGATACAGATTATTGTGTCACGCTACCAAAGACGAGGTTATGCCAAACAAATGCTGTCGGAGTTTTTGGAGACCTATAATATTGTGTATCTCAATGTTTTTGCAAACAATCTGCCAGCAAATAAGTTGTATCAAAGTTTAAATATGACCTTAATAGGGTCTCATGTATGGAAAGTTGGGGAGGTAAATTACTATGTTCATAAACAAGTTTAGTGCTACGTGGTGTGCTTCCAAGCCAACTTTTTTCGATTTAAGTGAAGTGCAAACCCATTGCAATCAATTGCAATTGGGAGGTGGTGTTAAGATTGATATTAATGGTGTGGCTCTTAATTTAGTAGGCACAAGAAGGAGGGTGTTCATTCACCAAACCAAACCAGGGGCTTACAGTCTTTATTTTGGGATTCATAATGATAAGTTAGTGGTGGATACTTATGCACTGTTAGTAAAAGCCAAACTACCATTGAAAACAAAAATAGTCCAAGTACAGCCTGGAGTGCTGTATGTGTTCGATGGTAAACAGCTAAGGCTCTTCAAGGGAGAGCCAGAAAGAATACCCACTATACAGACTCATCTAACTCTGGAAAAGGCCGGGGAGAGGCTGTACCAAACCCTGTGTGCAGCTACCGAGGATATGTATAATCGTATAGGCCGACCTACAGTAGTGACCACCTTATCGGCGGGAACTGATAGTGTTTTGGTGACTTTGGCTTTAAGAGAGATAAAAGCCACTTTTCACGCTGTTTGCGTGGGGGATGAAAAGAAAGACTTTGACCCTCTGTGGGCCAAGAAGTATGCTATTCAATTAGGGATACCCCTATTAGTAATACCCTTGCCTCCTACTGATGCGTTGTTGACTGATTTACTCACGCACACCATACGCACTATTGAAATGAGTGACATGAGTAATGTCATGATGGGTATGTGTTCAACTATGATACGCATCCTTGCTAAGGAACTGGGCTGCGAGTATGTGTTCCACGGGCACTTTGCCGATGATATTATTGGTAATGAGATAATAACTACTGGAGGGTACAACAAGCGATGCAAGGGGTCTGGAATAGAACCCTGTTCTGAATCGTGGCGTGATGAACGGTATATGGATTGCACCAAGATTAACCCTAATGACAGTCAGATAGATAAGGTGTCAAGAGCTAACTTCATGTCATGGAGGACTCCATTCTATCATCCAGAAGTCATTGACTTTTTATTGTCTTGCCCTATTAACCTGTTTTCGTTTGCTCATAAGAAACCGATCTATTATGCGGCGTTAAAGGGTAAGATAACCTATCCAGCGTGGGAGTCACATCATAAAGTTGGTTACTACACAGGGTCTGGTATAGGTTTATTAAGACGTAACAATCCCATTTTGGGAGACCTCAATATGAGGGCAATACTTAAAAGCATAAAAGGTACAGTATGAGCGTCAATAGCGATACATCTGCAAAATCAGTGGGTAAGAAGGCAAGTAAAGCCGTTAAGGTTTTATCGGAGGAAGACAATTCTATTCTGAAGATAAATAATCCAGTTATTCAGCAGGTTCTATTAAGCGATCTGAAGCCATATTACAACAATCCACGGGTGAATAAGGATACTGTGAAGTATGTGGAGAGTTCAATCAATAATTTTGGTTTTTTAGTTCCTATTGTCGTTGATACTGATAGCGTAATCATTTCAGGTCATACCCGGTATTTGGCGGCTATGAGATTAGGGCTCGTTGAAGTTCCTGTAATTGTGGCAACACATTTAACCGATGTTCAAGCCAAGGCATTCAGGTTAGCTGACAATAAAGTGGCTGAGTATTCTACTTGGGATGACGATATGTTGGCGCGAGAATTGGAAGAATTAAAAGAGATGGGCTTTGTGCTGGAGATGACTGGCTTTGATAAAGAAGAGCTAGATTGTATTCTCACGCCTGTAAATGCTGATTGTTTGGATGATCTGACAGTTGAGAATGTTTGCGGTGATGTGAAGGACGCTACTTTTGCAGTTAAGAACCTGATCAACATCTCTATTGGTATGTACAAGTTTAGAATCACCGTAGGTGAGTACCACAAGTGGGAGAAGAAAATGATGAAGCAATACGGGGGGTCTTCAGAGATAACTAAGGAGTTGGCAGACAGATTAGGATTATCCCCGTACATCCATAATTCAAACGAGTAAAACAAGCATGTCTACACTAGCTAAGATTTGCAAGGATTCTGCTGTAATTAAGCCTCAGTTAGTGGGCATTGGGAGCGTAGAGGGGGCTGAGTACAATCCACGGGCGGTAATACCAGAGCGTTTGGATGCTCTTATCCTTAGCTTGAAGTATTTAGGATTTCTGTCACCCATCTATGTTAATCAGAATGGTGTTATATTGTCGGGCCACCAACGTATCAAAGCGGCGGCAATACTAGGTTACACCAAAGTACCTGTAGTTGTGGTGCAAACGGATGATGCTGATGAGCATGGTCTCAATTTGTATTTCAACCGTATAACTTGTGACATGACTAAAGAGCAAATGCCCGAGTCAGTGTTTGAGGATTACAAAACTAAAGAAGTGGATTTTAGCTTATTGCAATCAATTGCACCGGACACTTACTATCCCTGTATGGAAGGTAAAATGATAGAGGTAAGCCCCTATATTGATACACTTCCTTTGGTAACTGCTAATGTTAGGGATAGTGCTACTATCATGTTTACGAAAGGTATTTATATCCCTCTAATCATTAATGAAGAAACCGGAGCGTTGGTTAATGGTATAGCCAGATTATACAGTTTGGTTCGTAAGGGTTATGCTCGTGCTATGGCGGTTACAGTACCGGATAACAAAGCAGTGTACGCTGATTTGGCGTTAAACTTCCTAAGCATGGACTTTGATCTATCTGCCCACTTTGAAGATAAGCTTCGCTACAATGCTTTTCGTCGTGCGTCTGTAAGTGTTCAAATTATAGGCTTATCCAGAACCTATACCTACTTTGTTTTTAACAGGGCATTGCGTTCAGCGTTGGGAGGCGCATTGGATACTGATGGAAGTCAAGCAAGAAATACTGATTTGGATTTACTACCTCATATTAACAAAGAGTCATTTGAGAAGTTCAAGGCTACCTATGGTATGAATATTGTGGATTTTGGGGCTGGTACATACCATGATGCGGAGTTAATGGAAGAGGCTGGTTTTAATATGATACCTTTTGAACCCTATTCACTTGATGCGGATAATAAACCTTGTTTGGCAATAACCAGAGTCAGAACTTTGGCGTTCTTTAGTAAATTGAAAGCGTTAAATAGGGGTCAGTATGTTGATACTGTTTTAAGCAGTTATGTTCTAAACAGTATACCGTTTCATAAAGACCGGATGGCCTACTTGTGCATTGCCGCCGCATTGTGTGGGTATAAAACCAATTTTTATATTTGTACCCAGTATATTACTAAGCGAAGCCGGGGGAGTGCCTCTGAATATTCTAATCCAAATCTTGAAGCTAATATGTCTATTGGTAAGGGGATTAAGGACTTTAAGGTGCAGAAGTTCTTTTACTCGGATGAACTTAAAAGGATGCTGCAAGTATTTTGGGTGGAGGTAGAGATGCGGAGTGACAACAGTACCAGTATGTATGCAATATGCCGAAAACCTAAAAGGATAAACAAATCGTTACTGGTGGAGGCTTTATCTATTGAATTCAACTTGCCTCATAAAACAGGGTCGATTGATCTTATACAGGAGGCAATCACTACGTTTAGTGTGTATTTGAATACTACACTTGATATGACTATGTTAAAAAGTGTGATAACAAAGTAACGCCTCCTAATCACTAGAATTTATTTTGAATCAAATGTATAGGAGTGGCAAGAATGGCAATCACTATAAAAAGAACCAGTGTAAAAAGTAAGATAGCTAAGGCACGAGAACAGCTTACGAATGAGACCATTGGCAAGGAGGCTGTAAAGATCAAACATAAGGTTAAGAATGGTAAGGGCGTGAGAGCGTTCTCTAAAGAAGAGTTGGATGACATAGCAAATGATGTACTGGGGTCACGCACCCCTAGAGCTACTGATGAGGCGTTGGAATTCAGACGTAAACAGATACTCAGATTGTTACTTCGTGGAGTGCCTAAGAAAACAATAGCTGAACATCTTAGTATTAAGACTGATACTTTATACAGGGATATTGCTGCTATTAATAGTGGTCTTAAGGAGGAGATTGGAAACATGGATTTACAGCTCTTTGTGGGTATGACTGTATCGTTCTATGATGAGGTGCGTAATATTGGTTTACGTATGGCAACTGATACTAATGAGAAGGATAAACGTATTCAACTTAATGCGTTACGAGTGGCTTTGGATGCTGAGACTGATAAGCATAGATATTTGTTAATGACAGGGTTATACGGAGAAGTGATTAATAAGGCTGAAGTTTATCATCATCTCAGTAGGGAGGGTTCTGGACGTTCTGACATAGACGAGTTTAATCTCTTTTTGAATGACATAGCAAGAGACCCAGAAATTAGATTATGATTGTGTTGTCCAAACTAGAGCATCACTTGCGAAGGATTAGCTGTGCTAGATTTAGAGCGGCAACTAGAGATGCAATATTGGATGCCAATGAAGGTGATTATCAACCATTGAAATACTTGTTTTCGTTAGCAAGGTTTCCAGTGGAACCAGAAGAGTTTCTTCTGGGTGCAGATTATCTTAATTTAAAGGGGCAGGTCTATCCTAAAGTATTAGAAGCTTTTATAGAACTTAATTCGGGGAAATATATTGAAGGTATTCTTGTAGGTTCTATTGGATCAGCAAAAACGACTTTAGCAATATGGAGTACGGCTTATCAGCTCTATTTGATAAGTTGTTTAAAATCCCCTCAGAAAATATTTGGACTAGATACTTCCAGTGAAATAGTAGTTATATTTCAAAGTTTAAATACTTCATTGGCAAAGGCAGTTGATTACGCACGTTTTAAAAGGCTTGTTCAACAGAGCAAGTATTTTACTACCCATTTTATGTTTGATAAGCGTATTTTATCTGAACTTAGGTTCCCACATAATATTATTGTTAAACCAATATCCGGTGCAGATACTGGGGCTATAGGGCAGAACACAATCGGCGGAATAATTGATGAGTTAAATTACATGGTGATTATTGAGAAGTCTAAATCAAGTATTGATGGGGGGACTTATAATCAAGCTGTAGCTTTGTATAATTCTATAGCTAGACGTAGAAAATCCAGGTTTATGAGTGGGGGGTTTATGCCTGGATTGTTGTGTTTGGTATCGTCTAAACGTTATCCAGGGGAGTTTACTGATAAGAAATTATTGGAAGCTAAGGAAGACCCCACTATTTTTGTTTATGACAAAAGGGTGTGGGATATAAAACCTGAAGGAACCTATACAATGGGGTGGATGGATGTGTATATTGGGAGTTTATCACAGAAAGCTTATATTATTAAAGACCCAGATGACCCTAAGTATTTAGAGCCAGAGTATATAGTACAAGTACCTTTAGAATATAGGGCAGAATTTGAAGATGATATTATAGGTGCGTTAAGGGATATAGCTGGAGTAGGTACTTTAGCCAGATACCCTTTTATGCTTAATGTTGAAAAAGTGAGCAGGTGTTTTGGTGTGGTGTCTAATGTGTTCTCTACCGAGGTTACTGAATTAGCTCCGGGTACTTTAAGCATCCTGTTAAAGACCCTGA